GAAAATGTCTTTTAAAGGTGTTGAAGAAAAAGGTTCATACACACCAGGTACCAATTGGTCAGTTCATAAAGACTCGGTGTTTGCCGTTGTAGAACGACCTGAAGGTAAAGGTTGGATGAAGAATTGGATTAACGATTGACATTTCTATAGAATCGGTTTATACTAATAATATAACCGAGTACCAATTCGTTGGGGGATAGTTCAGTGGTAGAGCGCCTGACTTTGAATCAGGATGTCGGAGGTTCGAGCCCTCCTCCCCCAGCCAAATTTATATGATCATGAATAGAAAGAAAATATATGGAACTTTTAGTAATTCTAATTACAGCTGCTCTTATGGCATGGTTGAATCACTATCTTGCTACCGAACGTGGCCGTAATGCAATTGGATGGGCTGTAGGTGGTGCAATTTTTGGACTGCTATCTACAATTTTACTACTAATTCTTGGTAAAACAGAAGAGAAGCAGATTGAAATTGCAACACGAGTTGCTTCTGCTGTTAATAGCAAAGAGTAATATTTTTATCCTAGGTAAGGTGTAATGGTTGCACTCCTCACTGTGACTGAGGAAGATGAGGTTCGAATCCTCTACCTAGGACCAAATTTAGAAGATTGTACAATGGCGGTTTCGGGACACCGGTCCTACAGAGGTGATGCTCTGCGTCTAGTCAATCGGAAGCAGTTTTACGGTGTCTGCGACAAACCGATATAAATAATTCTAAAAGGATCAGTTCCGCAAACAAGCGAAAATTTCAATTTTGGTTTGAAAAACAAATGATCCTGCTTATAATGCTCGCGTACGCCCCACCGCTACGAACGGTGCCAAAGCTAACTGGAGGTAAGATGTAGGTTCGAGTCCTATCGCGAGTACCAAAATCCAAAGGCTCTGCAAACATCGAAGCATCCTTTACGGTTGTAGAGACCGCTCTGCAAAGGTGTGACACCAGGGAGAGACCGACCAAATATAAATAATTCTATCCAACATGAAAGATAGTTTAATGTTTCAAGCTTTTGTGATTATCTGTGCTGCAAGTACTACATTTCAAATATACGAAGACATGTGTTTTTTTTCAAATGATACATGGGGTCCATATAAAACAGAAGAAAATTGTGGTATTCGAGCTAGACAGATGGTTTTGGAAGTGACAGAAGGTTCATTAAATGAGACAACATTCTTCGTGCTTGGTTTCCCTGAACAAATTTATGCTGAAGGGTTTTGTAAAAAACTTGATGAAGATCCAGAAGCATAAGTAAAAGAATTGTTGACATTTTGAAAATATTGTGGGCAAAGTCAAAAGAGGTATTGGTTCATATTAAATAAAAGGATCAGTTCAGTAAACAATCTGGATAAAAACAAATCTTCAAAATTTGAATAAGTGGTTCAATTCCACAATTGATCCTGTAAAGACCCAAGGATGGGTTCAGCAAAAAAGAAAGCAACAAACATTTAATTTGTAAACGCTCAAAAACCATCCTGACTAATGCCCCTATGGTGAAATTGGCAGTCGCGGCAGACTCAAAATTTGTTTCCGAAAGGAGTCCCGGTTCGAGTCCGGGTAGGGGCACCACCAAATACATGTTTCTGTAATTCAGCGGTAGAAGGGCACCCCAGCTATGATGGTAAGATACACCGAAAAAGAACTGGCTCTGCGGGACGTGGGTTCGAATCCCACCAGAAACCCCATAGCAATAATGCTAGCAACCCGCAAGGAGAATTAAAAATGAGTTACCGTAAACTTGAAGTAGACGGCAATGTGTTCGAGTATTCCATTGGAAAAACTCACACGAAGATCAGAGGTGTTGGTGCATATCAAAACAACGAGGTTGGATACGTAATATCGGACCGCGAAGTTCGCGTCCGCCCGAGTGACATTGCAACCTTCATCAAGCAAAATAAATTGAAAGTAAAAAGTGAAAACACTAGATGAAAAGCGTGAGTTCTACGAGAACTGTGCTGAAATACTAAAAATAGATCATAATTACCATGATCCTGTTCCTAGAAGAACAAGATGGAACACGAGGTTTCTTGGTAATGGCCGTTACCCAGGTTTCGGTCTAGTCCAATGTTTCGGTTCTTCTGTGAGAGTGGTAAGTAAACATGGAACTAAATTGTTTAAAACATACGAAGAAACATACGAATATCTGAAAAGAATCGGTTGACATTTCACAATTTTGGTATATATTAATAATATAAACACAAACAAAGGAAACCAAATGAAAAATCTCGCAGTTGCTTTTAAAGTTCCAGCAGTTTTTGTCTCCATGCACGAGAAAACTCTTCTAGTCCCTTCAATGGTTCTATCGACTCTTTCTATCTGTATTTTGACCACGTTCCTTCCGCAGTTGATGCCTCTCTGGATGCAACTTGCGACAGTGCCGAGTAAATGAAATGAAAAAAGTATTTTTGGTGCTTGCAGTCACACTATTTCCAATGCAAGCACCTGCACAGACATCATTTAGCACTTCAAATAGTGTTTCACAATTTGCATCAAACATTGGATCAAAGGTTACAATTCAACTTAGGTCTGATACTCCTTCTTCAAGTCGTGGAAATTTTTTACAAACATTTTCATATAACAACGGTGTGACCAATTTCAACCGAAGTTTTAATATTACTGGTAGTACAAACTTCAAGATTGATTCACAAATCAATAGTACTACAACTACATTCACAAACAACCCGAAGTTCAAGTGGTAATAAATAATTGAAAGACATAATCATGACTAATCCAATTCAGCGTTACATTGATACTCCAAAGGCGGGTCGTCTTGCACCTCAACCTAATATGGATCTTGGTGTAACACATATTGTTAAATGGTTGCTTCGTTTGAAGTAAACAATAATGCTGATGTAGCACAGCGGTAGTGCACTTCATTGGTAATGAAGAGGTCATGAGTTCGATCCTCATCATCAGCACCAAAACAAAATTTCAAGTTTGTGTACAGCAATCAATTAAAATCATAGCATAGGTCGTAAGCTTCGGCAACAAGATCACAACAGTTTTCGATTTTCTGTCCAAAAAAGTAGACACACAAACTGTTAATGATCCCGTAGCTCAGATGGTTAGAGCATGCTCTCTAAAAGCAAATGTCGTGGGTTCGAGTCCCACTGGGGTCACCATAAATTTCAGTGCTGAATGTGACGGCCAACTTAATATTAGCTCTCAGAGAGTCTCTGATATTAAGTGCTGAAACGCGAGCGGGGAGTGTTCACATACCCGAAACTTAACACTAAACGAAAGGGTAATACAATGTCTTTATAGGTTGAACTGAGGTGTGATGATGTGGTTTTCCACTTCAACAAGAAACACCTCGAAGATTCTAGCATACCGATGTGGGTGCTAAAAGCAAAAGGACAAACCTACTATGTCAATCATGTTGACTGTAACAAGTCCTGGAGCACAAAGGAATCACCTGATAACCCAAGTACCAAAGGTGCTATCAAGGTTAAAAAGTGTATTCTGAAAATTGACGGTGATCATAATGCGATCATTGAAGATTGGGCACCTCCCTAACAGTAGTTTGAATATTAACACTACCAATGTTACAAATCAAATCAATGTTAGGAGAACATAATGTCTATTGAACTAAAAGTAAAATCAAAGCACCTCAGTGTTGAAGCACGTATCATTCGTCACGAAGAGAACAAACTCAAGCGACAAATTGAATGGAAAAAGCAGAATGAGCAAGACCAAGAAGCTGAACGAAGCCAATGGTTCTCTCTAAACGAACACCGTCGATGGAACGTACGTAATGAGAATAGAGCAACATTTCTTGCCCGAGCTTACATCGCTGGTAAAGCATACAAGAATGTAGAACAGAAGAGAAAATATGATCGTGAAAATTTGTTTTACCAAAACATACTTCCTCGAGTTCTCACACTTGTAAAGAAATACTCTAACCCTAATCTCGATCTAAAGCATATCACTGCTTGGGTTGATGTAGACTAAAGAGTCTTACTGCTCTTAAATCAGTAAGTGGTCGGAGCGAGATTCCTGGGCATGAAGTAAAACTGCCCATTTATAGTTTTTGCTAGTGTAGCATAGAGGTAGTGCAACTGTCTCGTAAACAGTAGGTCGTGAGTTCAATTCTCACCACTAGCACCAAATTTGAGGTAAGTAAAGTCTGAATACGCCGGATTGGTACCCGTAGGCATAGGTTCAGAGCAGATCGGCCAATCTGCAAAAGGAGCATGGGCACCACACTTTGTGGAGATACCGCACCTGCCTCAAACTTTTATGTTGACATATCCACGTGGTAGTATATACTAAATAAGTGATAAACAATATAACCTAAAGGAAATACATTGGGTAAAGCATCCGACTACAAAATTACGTCGTATTACAGCACTCTTGCACCAACTGTTGAAAAGTTTCAAATTATCTATGCTGGTAAACCATATGGCACATATAAGACATATGATGAAGCAGCTTCAGCGGTTAAAAGTTTAGTAAAAGATGCGTGGTTTTTTGACCGCGGATATACAAGAAAAGATCGAGCTGCCTGGTAAAAGGATAAATATATCTGAAGGTTAATTTGGGGGGTGAGAACTAGAGGGGCTCTAGGACCGCCTGCTAAGCGGATCGTGCCACTAATACTGGTATGGGAATCGTACTCCCCCGCCCCCGCCAAACTTTGGAGATATTCGATGTTTACAAACGAATTTGACTTTGATGAAACTGTGACAACCATAATGGACGAAGGTGCCGATTATGAAGATGTCCAGGTTATGATAACAGACGACCAAGTTTTTATTAGACAATGGGATGATGATAGAGAAAAATATGAAATTATCTGTATGAGTCCAAAGATGTATTTTGAACTGCAGGAAGCAATGAAGCACCCCGTGGGTTTATTTATTGTTGAACTATCACAAAAGATTAAAGCGAAAAAAGGTTTGTAGTAGCAGTTAATAATTTTCTTTTCTTTGCTTCTTTAGATTTTGTATGAACATAATTCCAATCTTCTTTATTTCCATTTTGTGCATAATAAAAGCTTTTTTCAATCATTATTGAATTACCATTTTTATCAATACATGGAATGTTACCTCGAAACGGATTATCATCGGTAAGGTTTCTCTGAAGTGTAACAGGATGGGGAATACCCTTTCTACTTATTCTAGTAGAATTTCTATTTTTAGATTGTAAATTATGAGTTCCTTTTTTAACTCTATTTAATTGAATTTTTCTTTGAACTTCAGAATTTTGAAAATTATGTTTACCTTCGTTTAAAAGTTTTTCTTGTTTTCCGCCATTGCCAGATTCTGGCATTAAATTTGCCCACTCTTTAGATTTAACAATATTCCAAATTTTACTAAAAAATAATCCAGTTTGTTTTAGCTCATCTTTATCTTCAGTTACTAGAAGTATTTGCGTAGTGTAATCAGTACCATACTTTTTAAGATGTCTCAACCAATATTTACCTGATCCCGTATATTTGTATGGATCTTCATTGATTGTTTTGCCTAAATATTTTAGACCAGTTTTGTTGTGTGTTTTGACGTATAAATATATCATGCTGGAACTCCTTATGTTTCTAGTGTAGTTGGGATGACCGCCAAGAAATCCGCGAGCTACAATTATATTTATATAAAAAGGGTTTGTACTATAGGCCGAAATTCTGAAACCCTGGAATACCCAAAACACATTCATTGTGGATCGCCAGTAAGCGGCCCGTCAAGACACACAACAAAACTAGTCTATTTTTCCCTGTAGTATAATGGCAGTGCACCGTCCTGACTCGACGGAGGAGAAGGCTCGATTCCTTCCAGGGAAACCATCTAATTATAAATAGCCCATAACAATCACCCTCATAATGGAGACTACAATGGATAAAACTGAATTAGTTGAAAAGCTAAAAATGATACTTGCATCATCATTTTCACTCTATCTTAAAGCACATAATTATCACTGGAATGTCACTGGACCAAATTTTAGTGAATATCATGCTTTCTTTGCTGGTTATTATGAATCAGTTCACGATTCAGTTGATGTTTATGCAGAATTGATCCGTACAATGAGTTCATTTGCACCAGGTTCTTTGAAAAGATTTTCTGAACTTACAATAATTTCAGATGAAATTGCAATCCCAAGTCCAAGATTTATGTTTGTAAGACTTGCATCTGATAATGGCCTTGTATTGGATGAATTAAGATCAGCACATGCCATGGCAGATTCTATGAATGAAATTGGTATCTCTGCTACACTAGAGACACAAATCCAATTCCATGAAAAAATGCAGTGGCAACTAACCGCATTTGCAGAATAATAACACGGGCGCCAAGAGCGCCCGTTAAACTTTCAGTTGACAAATACCCCGAATCAGTTTATATTAATACTATAACCGAATGAGGAACTGAAATGACTGCTTTTGCTACTACTGAACGCCCTGCCGTCGGCGAAGTCAATGGACTTGTAAACGGTATTGCATATCATAATACTCGACATGAACAAAAAGGCGGAGTTGATACAGTTGATTGGACCGAACCTGGTCTTGAAATCACTCGTCTCCGCCTTCTTTCAGATCCTGGGTTTCCTGCATGGGATGTTTCCTATTGTCATGGTCTCCTGAATGGGCGACATGTCGATGTTCAACTTCCATTCTCGCAACTTCCAAAATATGGCAAAGGCGGCGCCAAAGCTGCTCTCTACAAAGAGGCCAAAGCTACTGGTAAGTTCATCAAAGGTCTTTTCAATGTGTCAACTCTCTGCTAAAAAATTTATCACATTAATTTAATCAAGAAAGGAATCCAATACTGGATGGAAAATTTAGTACACGATTATATAAAAAATAATAACTTTGATCGTCCTACTTTAATTATGTCACTTGAAAATTTAGAAACTAATTACAACGGTTTTAAAGCTGGAATGCCTTCGTGTCATGTACATTATGCAGTGAAAGCAAATCCTCATCCAGAAATCCTTTCTAAATTGCATAGTCTTGGTTCAAAATTTGATGCAGCATCTGCAGGTGAAATAGACATGTGCCTAACAGCAGGTGCATCTCCATCCAATATCAGTTTCGGTAATACAGTTAAAAGACCTCAAGACATTAAATATGCATATTCAAAAGGTATCAAACTATTCGCAGTTGATTCTATAGAAGAAGTAGAAAAGGTTGCTGAACACGCACCTGGTTCTCAAGTCTTTGTCAGAGTTCTTGTCAGAAGTACTGAAGCAGAATGGCCTCTAAGTCGCAAGTTTGGTTGCAGTTCAAGTATGGTTCCTCAAGTTATGGAAGCTGCAAGAGATGCTGGTCTAGAAGTTGCTGGTTTAAGTTTTCATGTTGGAAGTCAAACTAGACATCCTCATATGTGGCTTGATACTTTGGATTTTGTTGAAAGTATCTGGAATTACAGCAAGGAACAAGGCTTTGATCTTTGGCTATTAAATGCAGGTGGTGGTTTCCCTAGTTATTATGGGGTTGACATAACAGATTCGGTAGAATATTGTGAAACACTAAACAAAGAAATCTATGATCGGTTTGCTGGACTGAAATATCTGATGATCGAACCAGGTCGTGGAATGGTTGCAAATCTAGGATCTATTGCATCTGAAGTACTTCTAGTCTCTACAAAGACACCTGGTGATCCAGTAAGATGGTTGTATCTAAATATCGGAAGATTTTCTGGTCTTGCAGAAACAGAAAAGGAAGCTATCAAGTATAGGTTCTTTATTCCTGGTAAAGATGCGGATGAGAAAATTGAATACATTATTGCAGGACCTACCTGTGATAGTGCTGATGTGCTTTATGAAGAACATAAAGTTCTATTATCAGAAAACTTAAAATGTGGTGATAAAATCATCATTGATAATACAGGTGCTTATACTACTACATACAGCACTGTAGCATTTAATGGGTTTCCACCGCTTGAAGTAATTGTAATTTAAGAATAGTGCCTCTGTAGCTCAACTGGATAGAGCTTCCGCCTTCGAAGCGGCAGGTTGTGGGTTCGAATCCTGCCAGGGGCACCATTTTCTAGTTGACAATTCAGTATAGTTAATATATACTGATTCTAACAAACAAGGAGTAAATTATGAATGAACAGCGCTATTATTGCTTTCCAGATATTCACGGTTGTAGTGATCTTCTGAGAGATGCGCTTTCATTTGTTTACAAGCAAAATCCAAATGGTGGTAAGATTATCTTTCTCGGTGACTATATTGACCGTGGACCAGATAATCTTGGTGTTATTACAACTATTATGAATCCACCAGAAGGCTGGGAATTTGTAACATTACTCGGAAACCACGAGGAAATGTTCATTGATTCTTATTTTCATGGCACACCATTCTATGATCCTAGAGCTGCTAAAGATATTGCAGGCTTTAAACAAGATGAATTTGTGATTTATGAACACGTCCGTCAAGGTATTGATCGGGCTATTATGGAGTGGATGTATAATTTAAAGATATGTCACATCGAAGATAAAAATGTCTTTGCACATGCATTCTATGATGATACTATTAGCCCAGAAGATCAAGTCTCTAGCAAATGTGTTTGGACCCGTATGGATGATTGGATGAAGTTCCCTAACAATAAACAAGGACTCTATTTGACTCACGGGCACACTCCACGTAAGCATGGTCCTGTGAAGTCTCCAAATAGAACCAACCTTGACTGTGGTGTTGTTTTCTATGGACGGTTGGTGATAGCTGAATATTACAAAGATGTTCAAGGACCTGTAGCATTCCATGAATTTACAACCTAAAATTTTGAATGCAAGAGAAGTTGGTACAAAACTAGAAGGTTCTGTATATTGTGGAAGACCATCTAAGTATGGAAATCCATTTAAGACAGGAATAGACGGTAATAGAACTGAAGTTATAGAAAAGCACCGAATATGGTTTTTATCAAACCAACCGTTAATAGACCAAGCAAAGAATGAATTGCGAGGAACAAATTTAATCTGCTGGTGTGCGCCAAAGTCATGTCACTGTGATATAATTTTGGAAGTAGCAAATCAAAGTGATCTATTCGGCTTTATGTAATAAATAAATTCGAAGTTTCCACCTATCGGTAGAGACTCAATCGAGGTTTTGGTGATTGAGCCAGCGTAGCAAATCAATCACTATTATAACTGAAGGGAGATAATGAGGTGACGCAATGTTTAAACAAAAACAAATCGAAGAATTAGTTAATCTTTTATATGGTCTTACTGCCGATACAAAAATTTACATTGGTACTGACTCTGTTCGTTTTAGAAAAGAAGGTCGTTGGTATGCAAAGTTTGCAAGTGTTTGTGTCGTCCACAAGAACGGTAATAAGGGCTGTAGAGTCTTTACATACCGTTCGATTGAACCAGACTATGACTTAAAGAAGAATCGTCCTTCATTACGACTGATGAATGAAGTCTACAAATCTTGTGAACTTTACAATCAACTCGCACCTTTTATTGATGAATTTGATGTCGAAATTCACGTCGACGTAAATACTGATCCCAAGCATGGTTCAAATTGTGTTGCTACACAGGCAGCAGGATATGTTCTTGGAGTGACTGGTGTGGAAGCAAAGATGAAACCTGACGCTTGGTGCGCAAGTTTTGGTGCAGATCACTATGTTAACAATTTTAATGTAAATTAATGGTTGACATATTCGGATGGATAGTATATACTGATTCTATAAGGTGAATAAAGGAACCGAAAATGACAACTATGAAGCTCCTGTCTCTCTGCGACGGCATGTCCAATATGGCTGCCACCCACTCGAATGACAAGATCTCGAATGCCCTTGCTCGGGTATCTCGTAAAATTGAGTCTATCGGAACCACAAAGTTCGCACCTGAACTTGATGAAATCGACATGAAGGTGGTTCAGTTCTATCTTCAACACAAGTAAGTGTTGCTTTATTGTAACACTTACTTCTATATTTAAAATGTACTATTTACTTTTTCTAAAAATGTAATATATAGTACATATAGGTGAAATAAAGGCTATACAATGATCAAAACCATTCTTGCTACCACAGCTATTTTGTTTGGTGCTTCCACAGCCTGTGCAGATGGTTATAATTCTCGTCAAGGTATTGTAGTTGATGTAGAAGCCGTATATAGCACAGACTATACATATAAAACTCAAGAACAATGTTTTGAACAACGAATTCCAATTTATGGAAACACACAAGGTTCGACTGGAGATGTTCTTGCGGGTGCACTTATTGGTGGTGCTATCGGAAATCAATTTGGATCAGGTGACGGTAAAGATGCCATGACTGTTCTTGGTGCAATTGTTGGTGCTGATACTGCCGGTCGTAATCGCCGGGCTGTTGTAGATTATGTCTATGAATGGCGGTGTGAACTTGTGGAAATTCCCCAAGAAACTCGAATGTTTCACCACTATCAAATAACATATGAAGTTGATGGTAACTATTATCGAGTAAATACCGATAGAATCTTTGAAATTGGTCAACGAATTACAGTAGAATGAATAATACAATTTTGAATAAAGAAGTTGCTCAAATTATTTACGAGCAAATTGACCCATGGATATTTCAAGCACCCGAAAAAACAAAAGATGATATTTTTGTTGATATTGAACAAGATATTAAGAGTGGAAAATCACTACCTCTAGAAAAAGATGGTTTTATCTTATACATTGTTCCGGAAACAAAATGGCTTGCAAGAGTACACATGTTTGCAAAAAACAATAGCCCTATAAAATCACTAAAGGCAGGTATATTCTTGACTGATTTAATCTTTAATAATTCTAAGGTAATGAAATTATATGGTATCACACCACTAAAATCTATGGTAAAAGTTTCCGAGAGAATCGGATGGAAACATGAAGGTACTATCACGAAATCCTTTATGACAAAAGAAGGTGATCTCAAAGATCAATATGTCTTTGGTATTACACGTGAAGAAAATAAACAATGGAGAGAAATAAAATGAAAACTATTATCCTTACCGCCGCGCTAGTTCTAGCTTCTACCGCTGTATTTGCTGCCGATTTTGAAAATAACAGCGTCGATCTTGTACTTGAGCGCGACAATATGACTTTTGGAATTTCTTCGACTGCTGGTCAAGCTAATGATCTTTCAGTTACTGTAACCGTACTTCCATATTCCGTAATGGGTGCAGATGCTGATCTAACTTTTGGTGCAAAGTATGGTATCCAATCAGAAGATATTACACTCACCGCAGCATATGGCCTTTCCAAAAATTTCGGCCAATTGAATGTATACGGTACCGCTGAAGCTGAATATACCATTGCATCTGGCGCTAATGAAGGTGCATGGGATGCCACTCCTACCGTTGGTGTCGGTTATCGTGTAAATGATAAACTTTCTGCTTACAGTCAAGTGTCATATACTTGGAATGCGAGTACCGATTGGACACAAGAAGGTGGTTCTGTAGAAGCTGGCGCACGTTACGCACTTAGTGACAATATTGCACTTACACCAAGTGTAGCACATAGCTTTGATACTGGTGCAGATGAAACCAATCTAAATCTTAAGCTTGCCCTTCAATTCTGATTCTATAACAAGGTTTGGTTCCCATAAATAAACCCGTGAGAGGCCTATGGTTAGCCTCTCATTTTTATATGGAGGTTCTTATGGGTATAAAAGCTGGAAAAATTTGGGGAAATACCGAATTAATACACGCAAACGGTGTTCTTGAGTTTCATAGAATTGAATTTAAATCAGGATTTAAATGCAGTGAACACGAACACAGATTTAAATGGAATGGATTCTTTGTTGAATCTGGTAAAATGCTAGTTCGTGTATGGCAAGATGCTGATCAAAAAGGCTTGGTTGATGAAACTATTCTTGGTCCAGGTGATTTTACACAAGTCAAACCCGGCAAGATTCATCAATTTGAAGGACTTGAAGATGGTGTTGCATTTGAATTATATTGGGCTGAATTTAATCATGATGATATTGTCCGCCGAAGTATAGGAAGTGAAATTTAAATTAATGATTATTATAGCAGGACCTTGTCAACACGAAAGTTTAAAACAATCATTAGAAATAGCAAAACATTGTTCTGATATATGCCGTAAGTACAATATAGATTATTATTTCAAAGCAAGTTTTGATAAAGCAAATAGAACAAGTATAAATGGTAAAAGAGGACTAGGTATTTCTAGGACTATTGATGATTTTAAGAAAATAAAGCAAGATTTACAAGATATTAAAATAGTTACAGATATTCATGAACAAGATCATATTTCTTATATTAAAGATACTGTTGATGTAATACAAATACCTGCATTTTTATGTCGACAAACGGATTTAATACTTGCTGCTTGTGAAACAGGTAAAATAGTAAATATCAAGAAAGGTCAATTTCTGGCACCTTGGGATATCTCAGGAATACTTTCAAAAACAGCATCTGCAAAAGAAGTCTGGATAACTGAAAGAGGTACTAGTTTTGGTTATAATAATCTAGTAGTTGACTTTACTGGTATGCAATACATATTAGATAATTTTAATACTAAACTCGTATTTGATGCTACACATTCTGTTCAAAGACCTGGTGGCGCTGGAGATTCAAGTTCTGGTAATCGTAATTATGTACCAGGTCTATGTAGAGCTGCTAGCGCTATAGGTGTTTCTAATTTCTTTTTAGAAGTACACCCCGACCCTGATAATGCACCTTCTGATGGTCCTAATATGTTACATCTAGATAACTTTGAAAGTATAGTTCAACAAATTTTACAATTTCACTACGAGAAATTATAAACTTCTTGGATAGATAAATACTCCAAAATTGTTGGAGGATTAAATGGCTGATAAACCTAGACATGATTCAGAAGAAGAAAAACAAAGAAGATATGACAGAGGTTGAATTAAAAGAAGCCAATAGATACTTCTGGATTGTGAAAGGTCATCTTATCCCGGACTCTTGGCGCGAAAAAGAAATCATGAGTGTATATAATGGTTACTTTGATCGTATCTGGGGTAATCACGAAAATTGTGTACATGAATATGATTTTGAAGAAGCATATTTAAAAAGATGTAATAAATAACTATGTAGTGATGATATTCACTGAACACGTTCTGGACTCGGGGGCGGTACCCGAATCGTCCACCACAGATACCGGTCAGTTTATGGAACCCTTGGATGTATGAAGCATTGCTATCATATGGCGAGATAAGTTTATGTAAACAAGACGATCGGTATCTTTGCTGGGCGATAAATAGGATCGACAGGCGCACTAGGCAGGATGGAGCTACCCGGCGAAAGCTCGGTTAACGCAATAAAATAAGAAATGCAAATGAAAATTTCGCACCTAAGGCTTTTGCTCTAGCAGCATAAGTACTGTGGGTTGGCAACTTACCTAGAAACAGAAAAGTTGCATCACACATCACACAACATAGAAAGGTCTATTATGACATATGTAAATTTTCCAAAACTCCCAAACCAACAAGTAAATATTCTCCCGCATACAACACTTACTGTTTCAAAACCAACTGTATCACTTGCTGATGCATTCAAGCCGAAACGTGCGGGTACAAAAACCTCTCATATTATCTTTGTTCTAGACGATTCTGGCTCAATGCAGTCCTGTCGTGCTGCAACGATCTCTGGCTATAACGAGTACCTACAAGCACAAAAGAAAGACGCAGTGGAGACGGGGATTCCAACCTTTGTTTCCCTTTATAAATTTGACGGTTCGTCTGTCAACAGTGTTTTCAGTCGTGTTACTGTAGATGAAGTTCAAGATCTTAATGAAAAAACATATGATCCACAAGGTACCACAAACCTTTATGATGCCATTGGTGGTGTCATGATGCAGATCAATAGTCAACTTTCTGCAAACAAGAAAGCAGATCGTGACTCTATCATTATCACTATCTTGACTGATGGTGCAGAAAATGC